TTTTCTAGTCCTTGCTGCTGGTGCTTTAACATCGGCTTTTCGTTCAGCAGCACGCCTTGCACTTGGTTTTGCTCTGACTTTAGCTCCAGCCATCCCCATATTTTCTTTTTTCTTTTTCTTAGCCATGATAACTCCTTACACAGTAATAGATGCTCTTGGAGCATCAGATTTATAAGTATGACCTGCAGGTAGCAGATCCAACAGCCCATACTTCTGGGCAAAATATCCTTCAAGTTTTAGGACATCAGCATCAATTGTACCAGTTGTACCAGTTCCATTCAATACAACCCATTCAAACATAGGGTCTTGGAATCCCCTAGTATTACTTGTTTGATAACCGCCACCCCAGCCAGCATCAACACCATTAGCAGTATGAGCCCTATTATCTGTACCAGCACTAGCTTCAGCTGTCCCATTTAATCTCATAAAAGAATTGCCATTAGTTCTGCCAATAGTAATTATCTGGGGTTGGTTATCATTAAATGTAATGTCAGGATTATAAGTAAAGGTAGCTAAACCACTAGCATGATATTTTCTAATTTGAAATCTTTCATTAGTATTTAATGTATTATATCTAAGAGAACAACTAAATTCGTCATTACCCGAACCATTACCCACAGTATTTCCATTGTATGCCATGGTGCATTGACCCACACCAGTATTAGCATGTTGATCTCTAAGCACAGCAACAAAACCCCAGCACCAGTCTTGAGTAGTATCATGATCAATACCAGTTCCCAAATCAGTATTTAACTGATCTGTAGCATCACCAGCTGTCATAGCTCTAAAGTTATTAGCACTAGAATTTTTAGCAGCATATCCCGGTTGATCGGATGAGTTAGATTGACTAAAGTCTCTGCCATTACCTGATGCATCTTCACAAGTAGTTACTTTATCTTCCGCATCATTCGTTGCCATACCTTCAGGATTAAGCCATAGCTCACAAGTAGATGCAGCTGTAGATGCGGGAGTCCAGATAGGGCCAAGTTTATGAGTCCATTGTCTATCCCAAATCTCAGGAATTCTAAACTTACGAACTTTATCAGCAAGCAAAGATTCTCGTACAGATAATACATAGTCTTCGGTCCCCGATGAAATTAATTGATTACGATTAGCAACTAAAGCATACTTATCAAGATCACCATTAGTAGTACCTTTAATTTCCAATGATTGAATTCCTTCAATACCAACTCCGTATTTAGTAGTTCCATCACTACCGCCAGCACCAAAATTAATATTTGCTGGAGCTCCGCCAAATCCAAATGGTTGTATAGAACTCATTAGCATTTCCATCTTCTGCGTGCTTTACGCAATCTACTGTTAGGATCTTTAGCAGCCTTGGGAAACTTTTTCATCTGTCCTGCTGATCTAGCACAATAGCTTTTCTTTCTTGATCCACCTCCGGGCTGTGGTGCCTTTAAATTAGAACCAGTCTTACGGTTAATCATACGGCGACCTTTAGCAGTAAGACCACCAGCTTTACTTTTGCACTTGTTACCAATAGTACAGCCTTTCATGGCCCCCTTCTTCTTACTGCGTGTCTTTGCCATCTTACACCTCTAATCTACGACCCTTAACGTCGTACTTCTTTCTAATTTCTTTCATCATCTTAGGGGCAACGGGACATTCTTTAGGTGCTTCACCCATAATAACATCTCCACCAGCTTTAATTTCCACAGTAACACACCTACCGGAGCAGCAACCAGTTAACAATAATAATGCAATATATTTCATTTCTTAGACTTCCTTTTTTTCTTCCATGAGATACGAGCCGGTCCTTTCTTTTTGGACTTAGCGGAGTTACATTGAGCTTTAGTAGGGCGACAGGCAGGGTATGGACGCTTTGATCCACCCTTAGCAGACTTACGACCACACGGCTTACCAGTCTTACAATCAATCCAGCCCTTGCCCTTGTTGCGACTGAACCATTTCTTAAGACCTTCCTTAGCCATTACTTTTTCCTACCCTTGCTCTTATTACCCCAATTTTTTGCACCAACCTTGCGGCACTTAACTAAGGCACCAGACGCATAGGCACTAGGCCATTTGGTGTAGCGACTCTTTACTTTATTATAACAAGCATCACGCTTTGCTGCTTTCTTCTTAGCCATTTCTTTTTCTCCTTTTCCAGAATAACAATAGAGGCAACGCCCACACACCCTTGGATTCAGCCACAACAATCATTTCTGGCTCGGACGGCAGAATAACAGGCGGAGGAGGGGGATATGTATCTGGCTCAACAAATGTAATTTCTTTCTCAGCAGGCTGTTCAATAGCCATTGGCTCTTCTTCTTCGGTAACTAGTTCAATCAGTGATTCCTCAGGTTCTAGTTCCTCAACAAGCTCTTCTACTTCAGCTCTAGCTACAAAGTAACCAAAACTTTCAGCAATAGAATAGTCTTCGTCTTCAGTTAAGAAGTAGTATTCTTTCTCAGCAGCCTGCGTTAAATCAGCTTCTGTCTCCAGTTCTTGTGCAGGATTTGGAATATCTGCCCACGAGTCTTCAAACAAATCAAACTTCATACCTTCTTTAGCATCGAAGATACTATCTTGATCTCCCTGTACTAACACAGTATTACCTGTTGTATCGTTATCAGGCATTTCAATCTCAGGTGTAATCCAATCTAAATCAAGAGCATAGGGATCTTTTTTTTCTACAGGAGCAGCACCTAAGCCATCTGTAAATCCAGTTACTTGTTCAACAGTCTCAGTTACTTTACTTAAGACTTCGCCACCTACTACTGTACCAGTAACAGCGGCAGCTAGTGTCATCTTCTGCACTTTCTTCTCAAGACCCTGCTTAATATTAGCACAGTCTTCATATGCAGTCTTTAACTTACGATTGTTTTCTTCACGACAATCTTCTAACTGTTGTTTAATTCTAACAAGTTGTTCTTGTAATTCTGTATTGTCCACGCCCTTGCCCCCTCATTTAAATTACCCCGGTGGTTGCATACCCTGCATAGCTTGCTGAATACCCTGCCCACCTGACTGTTGAAGATCCATCATTGCAGCTTGTGATACCCCTTGAGTAACAGCTTGCTGTGTAGCCATTTGCTGCTGAGCTGCCATAGCTTCACGCTGTTGCTCAGCTTGCTCAGCCTTAATATCTTCCTCGGTACGAATCCAGTTGTTAGCATCAAAGCCAAGAGCAGTAATTAATGCACGACCATACTCTTCAAACTTAAAGGTTTGCATAGCTTCTTGTGGCAGGTTACGCATCATCTCACCCATTTGCATAAGCTTCATAAGATCTGTATCACGGCTAAGTGCTTGCAGTCCAGTAATAATTTCTACCTTAAGTGTGCCATTTTCAAAGAACTCATTCTGTAATCTTTCATCAATCTCACCATTTTCTAGCATCAAGAACACGGCTCGCTCAACAATAGGTACAAATAACTCTCGTGCAAT